CGTTGAAGTCATCAAAGATCCGTGGACGGAGCCTGTTCCGTATTACGCAGCTTACACAGCCAAGTTCAAAGAACAGAGCTATGGTGAGGCTGAGATCTTTCGTCAGCAATATATTCAAAAGTGCCAGAATCTTTTGGCTACTACGTTTACTCGTCGTATGCCGATGCCGTACTCGCAGGGGTACTAATGGCCCAGAGTCCTGAACAACAAAAACAGTATCATGTTACAAAGTCGTTCAAGGCTCTGAACACTAAGGCCAATCGTACGGCTATTGATGAGTCTGAGTTTTCTTGGATTGAGAATGTCCAACCTATTGGGTTTGGTAACCTTAAAGTTATACCTCAATCATCAAATGTCGGTGTTACATGGTCAAACACGGTCACAGAGTTGACCAATGTTAACATTACCAACACAGACTATATTTTGGCCTTTCAAGCCAATGGTGGAGCAGAAGCCTATAATTTAACGAGCAATTCTATTGTAACCATAGCCACTGCCGGAACCTTTACGGGTTCTGGTATGCGGGCCAAGCAATGGAAAGACGAACGTGCCATCATTACTGACCCAGATAAGGGCTATTATACTTGGGACGGGGCAAATCTTATTACTATTGGCTCTGTTGGTGGCATTGGGATAACCAATGTTGGATCTGGTTACACAGAAGCCCCAATCGTCACTATTTCTGCTCCTAACCAAGCAAATGGCAAACAGGCAACGGCTGTAGCGTCTATTTCTAACGCGGCTGGAACTGTTTTGTCTGTCCAAATAGACAATACAGGTTCTGGCTACACAACACCTCCGACTGTAACTTTTGCCGCTCCTGCAAGTCAATTTGGTGTTGCTGCACAAGGTTCAGCATCAATTCAAGCGGGCAACGTAGTTGTTATATCTGTAACAAACCCTGGCTCGGGTTATACATCTGCGCCAGCTATAACTATTTCAGGCAGTGGAGGCTCGTCAGCAAATGCAATTGCCGTTCTTGGGTCTGGTATTGTCACAGCAATTACGCTTACAGAAGCGGGTAGTGGATATACTTCTCCCCCTACCGTTACAATATCTGGTGGCGGTGGAAACAATGCTACTGCTGTCGCTGGTTTCTTATCTTTTGCAAAAGGAACTGTCGGAATCCTTGTCACGGCTGGAGGGTCTGGTTATACCTCACCCCCAACTGTAACTATTACTGGAGGCGGCGGTGCTAATGCTAATGCTGTGGCTATCGTTAACGGCGGGGCTGTTACTAGCGTTGTCGTGGTTAATCCTGGTTCTGGCTATACAAGTAATCCGACAGTAACCTTTACAGGAGGTGGCGGTAACGGTGCCTCTGCTACAGCCATTGCTACTGTTGACCAGAATGTTGACATAGCCTCGTTCCAAGGTCGTGTCTGGATTGCTCAGGGTCGTACGGTATTTTACTCGGCTGCTGGCCTGTATAACGACTTTGTGAGCGTTTCGGCTGGTAATATTAACCTTGCTGACGATACGCTGCACAGCAACATCAAGTCGATTATTTCAGCTAATAACTTCCTGTATGTGTTTGGTGAAAACTCAATCAACGTGTTTTCCGACGTTCGAGTCAGCACAACGGGTGCTACCTTGTTTACCAACACAAACGTATCTGCATCGATTGGATCTAGGCGAATTGACGCCATTTTCCCGTATTTTAGGTCGTTGTTGTTTGCCAATGACTATGGCATTTATGCTCTTGTAGGGGCCACAACCAGCAAATTATCGGACGCTTTGGACGGTATTTACCCGTTATTTGACTTTACCAAGCCTGTTACGGGCGGTCAGGTGTTGTTGAACAACATCCTCTGCGCTTCTTTCCAATTCTGGTACAACGACCCTGTGCAGGGGTCTCGACCCATTCAATGCGTCTTTTTTGACAAGAAATGGTTTATTACAAGCCAAGGTACGCTTAACTATTTGACTTCATTAGCAAATGGAGGGGGCGTTTTCTTGTATGGCACAGATCAGCGCAACCTACTAAAGTTGTATAACGACTCTACAGCCAACATAGCTACCTACACACAAACTGCTTTGTGGCCTATGGGAGATGTGATTAGGGACAAGCAGGCTCTCAAGTGGGGCATTGAAGCAATCCTTGGCAATTTGGGTGGCACCATAACAATTACAATTGATAATGAAACCGGATTGGGTAATGCTGGGGTTTATTCTGCTACCAATTTTATAAGTTGGAAAAACAATTCAAGCCAAATTATTACTTGGCAAAACAATTCAAGCCAACAAATTGGGTGGGTTGGAATTATTACTGGATACTATTTGTACAAATATGATGCACAGCAGTATGGAAAATATCTTGGTTTTACGGTAACATCTAATAGCGCAAACTTTACTTACAGCACGTTTGAAATGGAATACGAACGTAGAGCGAGGTTCTAATGGCAATACCAGTTACAATCCCGTACTCATTTGCCAATGCGACGACGACGCAGAATTTGTCGTATCTTGATGCCAATTACAATGCTCTTGCTAATGGGTTGAACGGTCTTTCTAATGGCACTAGCCAAATTAGCATTTCATCTATTTCTGCCACAGGAAACGCTAACGCAACAACTTATTTGCGTGGTGACGGATCTTGGGCCACTGTTACTGGCGGTGGTACAGACGTAACTTATTCAAATGTTACCGTTACTCAAAACCTTGTTCCTCCATCTTCATTCCTGCGTAACCGTATTATCAATGGTGCGATGCAAATTTGGCAGCGCGGAACAAGTGGTTTTACAACAAATGGAAATTATGCTGCTGACCGTTGGTTAATTGGCACATCTACAAGTTTGTCAGCCGTTGCCCAATCCACGGATGTCCCTTCGGGATATAAATATTCACTGTCTATTGCAGGAACTAATTACCCTAATGCTCTTCAAAGGATTGAATCATTAAATTGTACAGATTTGGCGGGGCAAAATGTTACTTTTTCACTTTGGTTAAAGCAAAGTTCCGGTGCTGGCACCAACAGCATTGGTATTACTCTTTATTACGCCAATGCTTCTGATAACTTTACATCTGTAACACAAATTGGATCAACGTCTTTAATAACGGCAACCGCATCTTGGGCGCAATATACAGTTACATTTCCGGCAATATCAAGCAACGCTGTAAACGGAATACAAATCCAAATTTATGCAAATACTGCAAGCACGTCCACTTTCCTCATTACTGGGGCGCAACTTGAAGTAGGCTCTACTGCCACACCGTTTGAACGGCGGCTCTATGGTCAAGAGCTTGCGCTATGTCAGAGATACTATGAAAAATCCTACAACAGCGCAATCGCGCCGGGAACTTCCACAACGGCTGGAACTGGGGAACTTTTCGTTAATGCAATCAATTCTGGCGGCACTATCATTACAGTTAATTTTGCAGTTCCTAAAAGAACAAATGCAACTGTAATAAGTTATGATAACGCAGGAACGTCTGGCAAAAACAGTTATTATGTGGCCTCTTGGAGCAACGGTGGAACAGCAACAGTAAATACAGCTTTAGAAAGAGGTTTCAATATTACACTTTCGGGAACAGGCGCTATAGTCTATTTTAATTCCGATTGGACAGCATCAGCGGAGCTATAATTATGTATGCAAACGCACAATACATTAAAGATACGTCTGAAAATAATACAATGATCCGCGTTGACATCAATGGCGTGACCAGCTTTGTCCCCCTTGATCCCGCCAACACAGATTACGCTAACATCATGCAGCTTGTTGCTGCTGGTGAACTTACAATTTCACCCGCTGATGAGGTAACAAACTAATGGGCATTCAAGCATTCACCCCAATGGGCAATACGGTGACGTTTACAGCGGCAGCATCCGCTCCTACGCCCGTGCAGTGCTTGTCAACGACCATTGGTGGTACGCAATACCGTGTCATCAATGGTGGAACTGTACTTGTTTTCCTTGGTTTTGGTGACACATCATCCCAAGCATCAGGCAATGCGTCTATCGTCACAACGACTGGTCGCGCTTTCCCGTTGCTTCCAGGTACTGACGAAATTTTGACATTTAACGCCAATCAGTATTTTACAGGCATTACGGTTAGCGGATCTGCTAACGTGTATGTGACTCCAGGGGATGGCATGTAATGTTAAAGACTGTTGCGATAACTGGAGGCGGTGGTGGAGGTGGCTCAGGCAACATCACCATTCAAGTTAATGGGTCCAACATTGGTTCCCAGAGCAACATCAATTTTGTGACTGGCACAAATGTTAATATCACTGGAACGAATGACACCACAAATGCTGCTATCGTTTTGACTGTAGCTGGTGGCGTGTCATACCCTTGGTTTGTATCGTGAGGCAAAAATGTTAGTTTTAGACAGCACAGCAAAATCAATTACAGCAAAGTTGGCAGCTGCTCCAGCGACAAACCAGCCAACATATGTTGCTACTTACGCTGACAACACAGGCACAACTTTTACAGAAGGTGCTAGTGACGGAACGCTAAACGGTACGACTCCTGTAACGGTTATTTCTGCTCCTGCTGCAAGCACTCGGCGTGTTATTAAGTCTATCATCATTGAAAATACAGACACGGCAGCAGTTGCATTGACTGTTACTTACGTCAACGTGACTGGTAAAAATATTGCTAACGTAACGCTGAACCCAGGCGACAGCTATACTTTAGACGGTACGTTTGACAACACTGGTAGCTTCAAGACCTTGCTTCTTGGTGGCACTCCAGGGTCTGGTACAGTGCAAACGGTTGGATCTGGCACGGGTTTGACTGGTGGTCCCATTACAACCTCTGGTACTCTTGCGATTGCAAGCACTGGTGTGACTGCTGGTACTTATGGAACAAACAACCAGATCCCGCAGTTTGTTATTAACGCTCAGGGTCAGGTTACTAGTGCTTCTTTGGTTAGCGTTAACGCTGTTAGCCTTGTTACGGGTCAAATTTCTACTGCACCTTCAAATGCTACTGATATTGTTAACAAATCTTATGTTGATAACTTTATCAATGGTTTACGCTTTCAAGTTGCTACTCAATACGCAACTACAGCAGCTTTAACGGTTACTTATTCTAACGGTACTGCTGGCGTCGGCGCTACTTTGACCAATGCTGGCACTCAAGCGGCATTTACTTTGGACGGATCGGGTACTGGATCTTATCCTGCAATTGCTGTTGGAACCCGTATTCTTGTCAAAAACCAAACAGATCAAACTCAAAACGGTGCATATACCGTAACGACACTAGGTACAGTGTCCACCAACTGGGTTTTGACTCGTGCAACTGATTACGATCAAAGCGCTGAAATTCAAGCTGGTGATTTCTTCTACAATCAATACGGTACTACAAATAACAATACTCAATGGTCTCAGCAGACAGCTGCGCCTGTCACATTGGGCACAAGCAACATAACATTTGTCCAGTTTGGTGGTGGCGCAACTTATACCGCTGGTACTGGTCTTACATTATCCGGTGGTT